GACATCATGTTCTAGTTGGTGAATACGCACCAACGCCGTTTCCAGTGTATAAGGGGACTGGATCTCCCCATTATGCATACTTAAATCCAATGCATTTGGATATTGTGTAATACTAGTAATGCGATAATTATATTTAAAACAAGTGTATGCATCAACACACCTGAATCAGAGCTTCTCTTATTGTAGTTTCAAACTACTCCATTAAATAATGGTACCTCTCGGGGGAGGTTCAAGACAAATAAGTTTTCGTAATATACAATTAGTTTGGAAGATACTAAATGCAAATTCGTAACTACCTCATTTGGGTTCTTTGGTTTTTATTGCATGTAACCAACGCAATTTTACATTTCGAAAATTTACCCTACTCCTCTTTCGAGGGTGGGTATGGGTTTTCGTCCCATTCGTATTTCTCACAATACTTCAAAATTTGTTCCTGATAAGTGGGGAACGAACCTACAAGTCCTGTGAGATTACATTCGTCTGCAACTTGCTTAAGTTGTGCACATCTTTCAGTGTATTTCTCACGTCCAAAATGCGCATACTTATCAAGAGCATCCTTAATCGTACAAGCAGCATGAAGTTCTTCCGAAATTTGTGATTTTCCATGTGCATGGAGCATCTTAGCAATCGAACTTTCTTCAATAACTGCGCGATACAATTGTAATTCATCATCCCAAACTGCATTATGTTTTAAAAAGCCTGCCTCAGAACCATGTATAAATGGAACAGATTCAGCTTCTTTATCAGCCATAGTGTATGTTATATCACTATCAGCTAAAATTCGTGCAATATTGGTATGATTATAAGCATCATAACCATCTTTGACAGACATAATGTTATCATCACCATAAGTCAATAAAGCGACAACATCAGAAAATAATGGCGTTTTCCACCACCTTTCTTCCTGTGCAATCTTATAATACACATAGCGCATATATAAACTATTAACTAATGAATTGGTAACAACCGTCAATGGATGTCCCGAAGGATTTGATCCATAAAACTGTACCAATGTCCCAAAATAATCATAAGTCGGTGAACAAATTTCAGTGGCAATACCACGCATGATAGTCAAATCAT